TGGGCTACTGATAATGACACTACCTACAGTAATTTTACTGGTGATAGTGGATCAGGTGGTGCAGCTGGACTTGTCCCTGCACCTACAGCTGGTGACGCAGCCGCTGGTAAATATCTAGATTCAGACGGTACATGGTCTACGCCACCCGATACTGACACTACCTACAGTAATGCAACCACAAGTGCTGATGGATTGATGTCATCTAGTGATAAATCAAAGCTAGATGGCATCGATACTGGTGCAAACGTTGGAGTCCCTGCAAGTGGCGGTACCTTTACTGGTACCGTTGATTTTGACAGTAATGTAACCCAAGCGGTTCAAGCAGTCTCTGCTCTTAACATTGATTGTAGTGCTGGTAACTATTTTACCAAAACAATCAACGCTAACTCTACATTTACCGTAAGCAATGTGCCTGCCACCAACACGGCATATTCATTCACACTAGAACTTACACATACCAGTGGTACTGTAACTTGGTGGAATGGTCTTGAGTGGCCAGGTGGTACTGCTCCTACACTTACCGCTGGTAAGACACACCTTTTTGTCTTTGTGACTGATGATGGTGGAACGCGCTGGCGTGGTGCTTCACTTGTAGATTACACGAACTGATTATGTTTGATAAGTTACTTCTTGGCGCTGCTGGTGGCGGCGCCGCCGAACCTGCACCTCCTACTAATCTTGATTTAGATTTAAGTAACATGAGTTACGGCGGTGCTACTACCGAAATTGTTGGATTTAATCGCGATGCTATTTCTAGAGATCCAAACGGGTTTCATTGGAAACCAGACGGTACAGAAATATACGTTGCTGGGTATGATTATATAGATCAATACTCTTTAACTACTGCTTGGGATTTATCTACTCTATCATTTACCGCTAGAAAAAATACACCTACAGTTGGTAGTGGTGACGTTTATATAAGTGTTTTACCAGACGGCACAAAAACAATTATCAATGGTAATGATATTGGAGAGCATAAAGTTGCAACTCTTAATACTGATTGGGATATAAGCAGTATGGGTGTGCAATCCTATACAGGTGCTCTTTCGGTAAACGGCTTACAAAAAGTTAAAAAAGTAACATTTAACGACACAGGTAATAAATGTTTTGTGACCGTAAACGACTTGCCTGGAATATTAGAGTTTGATCTTTCTATTAATTGGGATATAACTAGCGCCACATTTAATGGGGATACCGATTCCTATTTAGATTTATATACTTATACAGACGGTGGCAGTACTAAACACGGTGTAGTTTTTAAATCAGATGGTTTAAAAGTTTTATTTCTTACATCATATCGACGTTTGTATAGTGCAGATCTCACTACTGCTTGGGATTTAGGCACCATTACTAACATAAAATACAAATCTTTACCCACTGTTAATGGTGATCCAGAAAACTTAAATGCCAAACCAGATGGTTCTAAAGTTTATATAGCAGATGGTACTGATAAGTCAGTATATGAATACAGTTTAAATACTGCTTGGGATGCAAGCAGTATGTCAACAACTCCAATCACTTTAGATGTATCAACTTATATTACAAGCAGTAGTTTTTCTAGTTGCTCTTTTAAGTCTGATGGGACTGCGTTGTATGTTGGTCAATATAACGATAAAATACATGAATATACGCTTTCTCCGGCTTGGAGCTTAAGCAATGCAACATATAATAGATCATCCCCTTCTGGATTATTTGAATTTAGATTTAGATCAATAGATTTTTTTAACAGTGGTTTAAAAGCATTAGTTATTGATCAAAATTACTTATACGAATACTCTTTAAGCGCTGCGTACGACATCACTACTATTAACACAACTTATACTCAAAGGCGGCCACTTACTGATTTTTCAGGCAGTACTAATTGGACTGATGGTACATATTTATTTCTGATAGATTCTAATCGTATTTTAAAAAAATTCACCTTCAGCACAACATATGACATATCAACTTTGTCTCATGTTTCGCAAAATAAAGTGCTTGATTTCCGTAAAATTTACGCTGAAAATCATTCTAATGCCGGTGGTGATAGTAAACCGTTCATTATGTATCAAAACACTTGGAATTCAGATGGTACAAAGTTGTATATAGGGTACTATGTATCAGGTACAGAAGGTGGAATTGCAGTTTTTAATTTAAACCCAGGTTGGGATTTAGATACAGCTACTTTTGACTCTTTTAACGAAGAGGATCCAATTACCCATAATAACAGAACGTTTTATCAGTCAACTTATTCTCTACCTCCAAGAGATATTAGTTGGGGATCATCTGGTTCAAAATTTTACATGATGAATTTTACCTCAAATTTGTATCAATTAAATGCCTCAACTAATTACGACATAAGCGCTTATACAGCAGCTTGGGATTGGCCAACAGACATTCAAGCGATAGAACATGATAACCGGTCTTATGGTCTTTGGTTTAAACCAGATGGTACTAAAGTTTACACGGCTGGTAACAATAATGATACGGTAAACCAATACAATTTAGGTACTGCTTGGAACGTTAATACAATGCCATATAGCCCAAGCTCTCAATTTACTTGGAATCTAACCGACAAGACAGGTCTATTTTTTAAGAGCAATGGCAGGACTTTTTGGCTCATAAATGATGGGCTTGACGCTGTTGAGGAGTATAGTTTATCGACTGATTGGGAAGTAAATACAGCTTCTTTTGTGCAAAGACGGACTGAAGGTGCTATGGGTTTATCCATTAGTCCAAAAGGACTTTGGTTTAGTTCTGATGGATATAAACTTTGGATACTTTCAGGTTCTACAATTTACGAAGTGGGTCTAAGCACTGCTTGGGACATTAGCACTGCAAGTGCTACTGGTGCAACGTTAGCACTTACTTTACCTTCAGGTGACACTTACAACAGTTTTATATTCAGTGAAGATGGTAAAACAATTCTTGCTTTAACGTGGGGAGGTATATTAAATAGATACACAGCTTCAACAGCTTGGGATACAGCTAATTTTAGCTTTCACTCCACAAATTATTTACCAGTTGGAGGAGGGTATACGTATTCGTTACATGCTCCAAGAAGTGGTGCGTATTTAGTAGTGTTTTCTGGACTGTATCCCAATAAAATTACAAAACTTAATTTAACGTAAACTTATGTACGCAAAAATAGTAAACAATGAAGTTGTAAAATATCCATACGGTGTTTTAGATCTACAAGTTGACAATCCTCAAGTATCATTTTCACTACCACTAAATGAAAATGAATTAAACGTTTACAACGTTGTGTCTGTAGTTGAAAGTCAAAAACCGTCTTTTAACTCTAATACCGAATTTTTGGATTACAATGTTGAGTTAGTGGACAACGTTTGGACTGTTGTTTACTTCAAACAACAACGTTCTGAAGAAGAAGTTACGCAAATTATGCGTCTAAAACGAGATAACCTTTTAAAAGAATCCGATTGGACGCAGTTATCTGACGCTTCTGTAGACTCTGCTGCTTGGTCTACATACCGACAAGCACTGCGCGACATTCCATCCCAATCAGAATTCCCTTTTAACATTACCTGGCCTACCCAACCATGATCACCCTTATTCGACCCATCCTTTTCTCGTTTGTACAATCTGAAAAGGTAAAACTTTTGATTGTCGATCTGCTCACCAAGTTGGCAGAAACTACTGACAACGAAATTGACGACAAAGCCGTTGAGTTTATTCGTAACGGTTTGTTCCCCGCTCCTAAACTCTGATGCCTAATCTAGGGGAACCACCCGCATTCCCCTCTATACGGCTCCCAGAGGCGCCTGTATTACCACGTCCAGTACTGGAGGTACCACGAGCTAATCTACCCTCCTACAAACCGCTTGTGGTGCCTCCTAGCGACCTTAGACCACCGCCAGGTATACAGGCAGATGCTAAAGAAGAGCCACCCAAAGGGGAATCACCTAAACCACCTTCACCCACTCTACCCAAAATACCGGACATACGTTACTTTGACGTGCCTGGTACTGAATTAGAGGTACCCTTACCAAGTAATGAAATACTTGTTACTGCAGGTACGACTGCAACTGTTTCCGTTGTAGCCACGCTTACAGCAACTGCGGTATTCAAACGGACAGTGCAAGTCTTGAAACCAATTGTCAAGAAACTACTGACTCGTAAAAAAGAATGATTGAAAACACAAAAAACATGTTTCACAATTTTTTTAGTGAAATAGTTAAAGCCTTGGTACTGGTATGGAGTGCAGGAGTACTTACAGCATCTTATATGGGGATGCTGCAAAAAATGGATCCTACGTTTGTAGCGTCATTGCTTAGCGGTACGCTTGCATCGTATGGTATTTCTCGTGTTGACAAAGACAAAAAGGAGATTAAGTAATGAAATGGATTATTGCTCTATTGTTGTTAGCACCTTCTGTAGCTAAAGCGCAAACTGTTACTCCTCAATTTACACAAGGCAGTATGCAGTCAACGACAACGACTACACAAACTATCACTGAAACCGTAAGTACAAAAGTATATGGAGGAGATTATTCCTCATGGTCTGGAACAAATGTAACCCCTTCGGGGAACATTGCGGATCCCGCAACCACCTATTCAGTAACGAATGCCGGAGAGCAGTTTCAACTAGAGCTAGTGACTCGCGCAGCAGGTGTAGTGGAGGAAATCGACGTTACACGCAATATCTCTACCAGTTCTACTACTACCTCGCTTTCTGTGTTCTCGCAGTAACACCGTTACGTGCGGAAGAACCAAAAGTTCAGAACACATCTAATCCAGTAGCAGCAGCCACTGGCAACGTAACCAATCAAGCAGTTCAGTTTCAAAATACTGGTGCACCTTCACGTCAATACTTTGCTGGTAACAATTCTTGTAACGGATCAACTATGACCGTTTCACCTTTTGTCATGGGTAATGACACCAAGCCGTATCAAGACGAAGGTTATGTTGTCAACTATAATTGGGGTATGCAGCTTAATTTTAGTGTACCTCTTGATGGTGGTATGGTAGAAACGTGTAAACAAATAGCAAAACGACACGAACAAAAGATGCGTCTTGACTATGAATTAGTCAGAGCACTTAAATGCACAGAAATTATGAAAGCGGGGTTTACATTCCGTCCTGGCTCAAGAGTTGAAGTCTTGTGCCATGATATTGTACCGATTGTAGCCTTAAATGAAAAAGAAAGCAACTGAAGACCAATTTAATGAGTTGCACAATCTTGTTACTAGTGAGTTTTTGAGTCGGATTAAATCTGGTGAAGCTACTACTCAAGATTTGAAAGCAGCCTGTGATTGGCTAAAAGCTAATGACATTAGTGGTATTGCTTATGAAGGTAACCCACTTGATAAGTTAGCTAGCGTAATCCCTCAAGTGGATCCTGAACTTGTAAAGAGTAGACTCTATGGCAAAAGGTAAAACAGCGCAACACTACGCTAAAAACGAAGCATCTAGACTTAAGCACGTACGAGACAATTCACCCGGTGGCAAATATGCACACTCTAATGCTTACAAACGGGAACATGCCAAGGCACGGCGAAAAGCCGGATTAATGGGTAAAGGTGGTCCTGACATGAGCAAAAAGAATGGAAAATTTGTCAAAGAAAGTCTTAAAATTAATCGTGCTAGAGGTGGAGCAAAACGTCAATGACCCCACTTCTGCCAACCCCTGATCACTATTTACACAACTTGTTAACCATGACTAGCTCTGAAGCAACCCGTCTGTGGCGTAAAGCCGTAAAGGAACTCTTCGATTGTACATGCGTTTATTGTGGAAAATCTTATGAATTACATGAACTTACTCTTGATCACGTTAAGCCTCGTTCTCTTGGAGGTCAAACGATTGCAAGCAACATCGTACCAGCTTGCACCCATTGTAATCAGAAAAAAGGATCAGAAAATTGGCAGACTTGGATGAGACGTAAATTTGGAGTCAATAGACTTCGTGAACAAGTAATTTTATCACACATTACTTAAATATGCCAAGAATAAAACTACGACAGCCAACAGCAGAAGAACGTGCAGCTGGTTTACCTAAAACTAAAGCTGAAGCGTTAAAGATAGGAATTATCCGTTTTATTCCTGAAGACGGAGAAGAAAGAATTATTAGAAATTATGGATCACGTTCAGCAC